GCCTGATCCGGTTGGAATAACGGCAATGTCACCGTTGTTAGCCGTTTCATTTATTGTATCAACTTTTAATATACTCATGTCATATCACCACAAAGGTTGCGCCAGAGGAGAGAGTTAGTGTCACACCAGAGGCTATTGAAAACGGGCCTGTGCAGCTACCATTGTCGGTAGCAACCATCGTTTGGCTTGTGTTTAATATCGCTTCGTTTACTCTTATAATATCACCGCTATTTCCAACAGAGGCTCCTGAAGCACCTTCTCCTAAGAAAGCACCGCCGCCTCCACCGCCCGGTTTAGTACCCGCCAAACACCAACCTGTTTGTCTATATGTGCCACTTCCATACTCTACAAACTCAAGCTCATCTCCAGCTTCTGTTGTAAAGTTTTGTGCTCCAGCAAGAATGAGGTTGGTGCTACTATGTGTGAGTTGGCAAGCACCGTCAAAGTGAAGCTTGATAACCGTACCAGCCCCACCAGTGGTGTTAATGCTGGTAATAGTTGTAGTGCCGGTTACGTCAAAGTAGTTACCGTCCTTTTGAACCGCTAAAGCAGTAGCAGATGCGACATCAGCACCTTTAGAGAACTGTGCCTGACTATCGTTGGTAGCAATGTTTCCACTAGCCGTAAAATCACCAACAACTGTTACATTAGTAGTTCCCGTAGGGATTTCTAGAACGTCAGCATCCGCATCATTCTTAATTGTTACGTCGTTAGTTGAGCCTTGGCCCGTAAGAACTAACCCTTCCACAGAAGTGTAACCTATGGCAGCATCATCTCCAGCGGCTGTGTCTCCTGTTACATTAAGAGTTCCTGCCGCTGTAATGTCTCCCGAAGATAATATAGTAGCTAACTGCAAGTTTGAAATAGCATCTATAACAGCCGCTCCAGATCCCGCTCCGTCCATGTAAACAATTGCAGACTTACCGTTTGCAATTGTTATGTTAGCTCCAGAACCTTGTGTTAGTATTACAGAGTATGGTCCACTAGAACCAGAATCTGTAGTTGCGTTAATCATAATGAAAAACGCTGATGTTGTGTTTGGAGCTACCGTGACCGTGTTGTTTGCACCAAGGGCTCCTGTAAACTTAATTACACGGTACATACCATCCTGAAGGTTTTCAGTGCCTGATCCAGGAGAAGCTTCTCGAACAGTTAACGTATGAGTTGACCCAGAAAGACCTACTGACTTATACGAAGCAATACGATCTAAAATATCTATGTTGTGATTGGTGGTATCGCCCCAAGCTCCAGATTGTTCTCCAGAGCCTATCTTCTCAATACCAAAACTAGTTGTATATGATGATGCCATTATTTTATTCCTATGCCGCTATCTTAGTCCAATTAGGTGCTTGTGTGTAGGTTATTGGGTTCCATCCAGCTATTTGGCCCGGATTAATTTCTTCCCATATAAGAACCCGTCCTACAGCGGTTGCGGCCTCTACTCCTGTAACCGGAACCGTTATATCTATCTGTACATCACTAACAACCGTAGCCGCAGAAACTCCCGTGACCGAGACGTTGGCTAAACCCGTTGCAACTGCTGTTCCTATAGCAGCAGCCGCAGAAACTCCCGTGACCGGAACCGTTATATCTACCTGCACACTACCTACAGCAGTAGCAGCAGAAACTCCCGTGACCGGAACCGTTATATCTACCTGTATGCTACCAACAGCGGTAGCAGCAGAAACTCCCGTGACCTCAACAGTAAACTGGGTGTTCCACGCACCTGTGTTCCAAGCACTTCTTCCCCATCCGCCAAGATTAGGGTTGTCAGCCATTAAGCAATCCTAATCAATGCGTTGTTAGCGTCATTTGCTGGCATGGTAATCGTAAAATCTCCTGCACTGGATGATTTGTCTGCTCCAAAGTTAATCACACAAACAGAAGGTTTGGCCGCGTGTGTGGTGTTTCCAGCCGTCCCTGCATTAGCTAAAGTGGAGTTGTATATCAAAGCACCACGAGCACTACTAATAGTAGCCGTTGAAAAAGTCACGTCGGCCATATCAATAAAAGCAGTTGGGACAGCACTACTATTATCCCCAAGACCAATCGTAGCACTCGAAATAGAACCACCGCCTGAAGTGTAGTTAGTTCCGCTCACTTCATTTCCCGTAGTAAATCCAGTGGTGTCTACCGAGATGGACGAACTATTTGTAAACATAGCCAGCTTAAAGGTGTCCGCTGCTATAGAACTACCGTCTCCACGAGAATGCGTTGTCCAAAAATGAATTCCTGCATTTATCTCTTTTTTGTACGTACCGCAAATACCAGATGTTCCTACAGCCATTACAGCCTCCTTATTATTTCTGCCATGTCTTCATGACCTTGTTGTTTCATCAAAGCCCAGATCGTCGTTCTCTCGCTTTGACACATCTTATTCATATAATATATCAATATTTCTTTCAAACTCTGTCTGTGAGCATAAGCCTGATCTCGTATGACGGGAGGAGCACTGTCCGAAACCATCATTATCTTGTTTAAAGCCATCTCCGCCACATCTTCGGGCGAATGACCCCCATTGTTACTTGTAAAGACTAGAGCATTTCCCAATTCACTAACACTAGCAGGATCCGACATCAAACAACATCCTTACGTACACGGTCGTACCGGTACTGATCACGAGTTTGTTTTCCCTCACCTAAGTTCTTTAACCATTGAATAGATTCTAAGAAACGGTCTGTGTACTGTTTTAAGATATCCGGTTCTCCTTTCATAAAGGTGTAAGCCTCTACGAGGCTACCGTATAAAAGGGCCAATTCAGCATTGTCGCCCAACCAGGTTGTTCCGCTGGCAACCGTGGTTATAGAATCTGGGCGATAAAAATAATGTAGCTCCATTGTAAAATTAGCATTTGGAGTAGGGGCTAACAGAAAAGTAGATTCGTCCCAATCTGCATAGTACTTAGGAACACCCGTTGTGGCAGGGTTGGGTGTAAAATCCTGCAACATGGTGACCTGTTTATAGATAAGAAACTCTTTGCTAGAAGAATTTATTACGCTCAATGAATTTTGAGACAGAAAGTCGGTTGGTTTTTGCAAGTAAGAATTTCCAGTAGAGGCGGCACCTTGAGAAGACTTACGAAAAACGTCTAACTGGCATTCTTTAAAAATTCTTTCTTCAGCGTTAATAATAAAACGAGGTAACTGATTAACAAAAGTTGTTTCCGTGTTTTGTGTGTAGTCCTGAATTGCTGTTTTTAGTGTGGTAAATGTATATGCCATATCAAAAACTCATTTCGTAACGTTAACAGGACCGGCACTAGAAAAAGAACCACCCCCTGCAACATTTCCTGTAGTAGCTGTTCCACTGTTAGCCGTGAAGGAGTAAAAAATAGATTGAAAGTTTGTACGCAAATCCCCTTCAATAACTGTTATTGGATATCCGGAAGAAGATTCAAGAACAGACTCTGTAAAACCGTCAAAATCTTTGACTTCTCTAAATCGAACCACGTCGCTGGTAGAACGCCCATGACCCGGTTCTAAAACTGTGATAACCGCAGAACCGCTGGAAGACGAAGTAAACGCATTAGCGGGCAATAAAACTTCTACTGCCGGTTCTTCCCTGTCGGGGCGAGGATCTCGAATAGCTTGTGGATCCCCCTGTGCTTTTACAGGCATGAGTTGAGGTTGCTTTGCCTCCCACTCATCCTTACCAACTAGCATACCAGTCCATTCCTTCCGCATATCTCGTAAACGATACGCCGCACCGGAACGATCCGAAATTCCTAAAGCATACTTATTTGAGGCGTACCTAGCCATCAAGATACCGCGCTAACAAACGTGTAAGAGGGAACTAGGTTAATACTTACCTTATCCCTATCTTCGTCCGCAGCCCTTATAAACTCTTCCTCGTAAAGTCCTTTTAAAAGTTGAACCCTGTCCGGAGATCTTTTTAAAGCTATGTAATAAGCTAGACCTGCGGCTAAACAAGGGTAAAACCGAAACGGAATTTCCACAGTGTTTGCTGAAGTGTCCGCGTCGTCTATCCTTACTAACCGGTCGTAGATAAAAATGTCCGTACTGTTCTCTGGAGTAGGCCATATTTTAAGAACAGGAGTAATCTGTCGGTCCACGTAGTATTGTGTTGGTCTTCCCGTAGTTGTTTTATTAGGTATATTTAAAAAAGTATCCCGGCTTACTCTAGATATAGAAATGTCTGTGTTGTTGCGGCGTATAACAGCAGACAAGATGTCTATGGTAGATCGAACATCCTCAATGCTTGGGTTGGCGGCAATCGTAGTAGTGGTAGCGGAACCCCCACTATCTGTACTAGAGACTGTCTCTCCGGCAGAAAAAGCTCCGCTAGGTATACTTAGGGTAATTGTAGTAGAGCTTGGCTTAGTTAAGACTACAGCAGTTGCCGCGCTGATTTGACCCGTAATGGTGTTTCCAAGAACTAAATTAGTGGAGGCACCTACCGTAGCCGTTATAGTTCCTACTGGATATTCAGCAAGACCCGACACGACTGTCTGACTTACTTGATTCATAGTCCAGCGATTAAGACCTCTATTCGCCCAATCTGCGAAAAGAAAATTAAGAGACCTACGAGCCGTAACCGCATCGTAACCAGTACGAAATTCTAAACCACATCGCTCAAACGCTTCCTCAACATAGTCTGCTACATTAGGCTCAAAGTCCTTAGATCCAGAAACAGCCATTGCACAAAAAACCTTTCACGATAAACTTAGACATCAGTACTGTTTCAAACAATTGATGACAATCGAATACGTGTCTCCACTACTATGTCCTACAGTAGTCAACTGTATGTCCCCGGTGTTTCCACCGGATGCTGCAACATTTGGAAGACCACTTATATCAGAGTAATCTAATGTATCCGAATAGTCTGCGGGAAGTTCCACAGCTATAACATCCGTAGTGGCATCCCAAAGAAGTTTTACTCCCATGCCAACATTGGTGAAAGTTATCTTTTGAATGCGAACTCCGGTACAAACAGTTCCATCTTGCAATGCAGCAAGAGCCGAAACATCTATTTTAGTAACCGCAGCTTCCCCTGTTCCGTCACTAGTGTTTGTGAGGTAAAAAGTAGCTTTCTTAGGTCCGTCTTCAACTTTGGTAGCTGTTATAGCATCAGCCATATCTGGATTCTCCTACGTAAGTAAAAGGCAGGGAGAATAACCCCCTGCCTAAACCTTTAGCCATTATTAAAATCGACGTTCATGCCAGTAATGCGGATCCAAATTTTACCTGCTGTATAAGCGGCGTTTGTTGCAGCACCTTGAACAAGATACACAAACTTCTTACTAAGAGCAGCCATAGTAGCCGCCGAATCAACAGAGTTATAATAACCTAAAGTAAGGTCGCCGTTGTTCATCATCTGAGTACCAGTTGCAACTGCCGCGCCAGAAGCCGTAGTTCCTGTAGCAGAAATATCTACGTTAATGTCTGGATCACCACCAGCCGGTACTTCTACGCAACCAAACTCAAGAAGGATAGGGATGCCGTTAACTTCTTTAGTCAACTCTGCAATGTAAGCGTTTGCATCCGTTGCATTACCAATAATTCTGTCTTGCGTTGCAGAACCATCAAAGCCACCATGAAGGTCAATAAGAATGGAGGTTACAATAGTGCCGCCAACCTTATTTACAAAAGTGTTAATGGCAGCATCTGGGATTCCAGAGCCATGAGCATTAGGAGTAATGCCGAAAATGGTAGCACCAGTACCCAAACTAGCGTTATTAACTCCTACAGCAGTGGCTGTTCCTGAAAAACCGTTTGTATCAACAACATTGTTGATGCCAGAAGTTGCAACCGTTTGAAGTTCAAACTGCTTCTGAGTTACAGTTCCGGTAGTGATACTTGTTGTAATTTGTTGAAAACCGTTTTGTGAACGGACGGGACCGCTAAAGGTTGTATTAGCCATTTTACTTTCTCCTTACGAAAGAGTTGCCCTAGAGTCTTCGTAAGCGTCTGCTGGGACAGTCGCTAGGGCTATGATTCCCAGAAATAACTTGGGGGAGAGTTTCCTCCCCCCCGTGTCATTAGGCTCCTGGAGAGCCGAAGATGCCGCGAGGGTCAGACCACCCGAACGCATAACGTTCGCGAGCCTTGTATCTCACATTACCTGTGTCGAAGTCGCCTTCCATAGAAGTCCTTACGGCTGTGCGGTTAAAACCTTTCAAGCCGTTTGGAGCATCTGTCATAATGAAAAACGCATCTGTGTCGTTTAAGAAGTGGTTAACGGCGTAACCTTCCGGAAGCATTCCCATGTTCCGAACGGCATTTATGTCGTTATCCGCTGTTCCTACACGAAGAGTAGACTCAAGAAGACGATCCGCTGTGAATTGAAGTTCTTTTGGAACAATCATTTTCATACCACGAACCGCGACTTTAAGACCGCGCTCATCGACAAAGCTTGCAATATCAATCAAAGCTTGCTCAAGGCTGGTCTCATTAAGATCAGCCGCTGTTGCAAGTTCATTACGGAAAGTATTGCCGGTGACAAGAGGATGTACCGCAGAACATAGCTCTACGCCATCACCACCTGTAAAGGTGTTGTCAAAAGCGTTGTTAAGAACCGAAGCGGCCTTAACTTGCTTTGTTTGGCTCATGCTGCGAGCAAGAGCCCTTGTGTACCGACTAGCAAGTCGGTCATAAAGGTTGTCCTCAACAGCTTCTTCCGTGATCGAAAAGGCAAGTGCAATTGTCTCCATTGTGTAACGAGCAGTATAAGCTTCCTGAGCGTCATCAAAAGATACAGCACTACCTTCGCCTTTTGTCGGTGCTGCCCCAAAACCACTGAGCATCACTTCTTCTTCAAAAGCACGATCAGAACTTTCCATAGAAAAGATCTCTTCATGCTCACGATCATATTGATCGTATTCCATTCCGAACAATGCGTTCAGGCCGGGTTCCAACTCCTTAACGAGTTGTGCTCTACTAATAGCCATTTTCTAAACCCTCCTATACGCCAGTGGTTGAAGGTGTACCCGTAGCAATGGACCCGACGGGTGCATTGAACGGGTTGTTCAACCTGACAATTGCGCCAATACCAGCAGCAGCAAAGTCCTCGTTAAGAGGATCTTCCAGCCAACCCATTAAGCGTAGTGATAGGGTGTCGGTTGTGGCAAGAGTACTAACAGCCAGACGACCTAAAGAAAGTCCGGACGAGTCAGTACCTGTGATACCAGTAGACAGACTAGCGTTCAAAAACACCTGTGCGCGGGCGTTTGCCTTGCTAGTCAAAGATGCATCGGTTGCAATAACAAACAACTGATTAGGGTCATCTACAATAAAAGCCTTTACTGGATGGTTGCTATCCGCACCCGATCCCGGCCAGTGATTGCTAAATGTTGGTTTTCCAGTGACACTAGAGACAAACTCACATCCTTGAAATACGCCCAGATGACTGACAGTTCCACCCGCTGCGTTTGCGGTGTGGTCAATAAATCCCGAAGCTAGTGGGATGACAAGTTGACCGTGGTAGATACTGTCAGTGTTACCGTTTGCAATTTCATAGAGAGAGTAGCCCGATAGACCAGTGGAATTGGCTCCTCCACCCAACTTATTGAGCGGACGGAGGCCAAAGCTTCCGTTAGTATTAGCCATTTCTTTTGCTCCTTAAAGCAAAGGGGTTAAAACAGTAGTCCCTTAGATCATTCGACCTTGGGACCTCCAAATGTAACACGCGATTGGCGTTCAGGTTTCTGAATTGCCATCGAATGATGCTGGGTCTCTTTCAAAAGATCATTGTCAACAGCCTGCATCGCATCTTCGCTCATCTTATCAAAGTACGACTTACGCTCGGCAACAATTTCCAACGGAATACGAGCCAGCAACAAGCCTCCCACACCAAATACTCCTTCGTATCGGCCACTGTCCAAGGTAGGTGCCTCAAAGTCAGGGTACTCTTCCTTCCGTACCAACTCCCACCCTTCTCTCATACGAGCGGAAATGTTTTTACGGTCGTCAAAGCCTCGAACTTCGGAGCGAATCCACCGGTGAGCGTAACCTTCTGGCGGGTCGGGGGCATCCAATAAGGATGGGGGTTTCCAAGGTTGCCTACGGGGTTTTGCCGTGCGGGTCTTAGAAGCGCGAGGAGCTCTATCAAGTTTTTCTTCAGACATCACATTCTCCTAACGTTTGTGTTTCGCGTACTGATCCAGAGGAACCCCTAGTTTTTTTGCTATTGCAACTTCACTTGGGGATAACCGTACTGTTTTGCGCCCGGTAGAACCGGAGCGAGTGGCAGAAGCTACAGACTGTTGAGGTCTTCGGCTTTCTGTATGCAAAGTATTCCCGTCAAACTTATGCGGGAACGCTTCGCGAATTCTTACGTCTACTTCATCGTAGTACGAAGGAGACTCTGTGTCAAAACCTTCTTCCTCTACAAGTTTTTTGTGAATCCCAAACGCAGCAAAAGTCATTGCCTCGTCTTCGCCAAACCAATCGTTACGAGTAGCCCACGCTTCCGCTTTTGGATCCGCTCTAGCTGGAGCCGCCGGAGCCTGTGGTGCTTGCTGCATTTGTTGAGCTTGCTGTGCTTGCTGTGCTTGCTGTGCTTGCTGTTGTTTAGCAGTCCTGACCCGTTCTTCTTCAATAGCCATTTGAGCTAGTTTTTTATTAAGGTCTACTTGGGCCGCTGTGTCGTTAGTCGCAATAGCCGTCTCTAAATCACGAGACAAGGAGTCGGTTTGACTAGCTACCCTGTCGCCGTATTCTTCAACATACCCCTGATCCAAACTTTGAACCCGGTTCTTTAAAGAAGAATTTTCAGCTTGGACACTTTGAGCAAAATGTAGGGCCGCTTGTTGTTGCCTTTCCGCTTCGCGAGCTTTCTTAGTCAGCTTGTCTATTCTCTTTTTGACGTTTTTGCTGTAATTTTCGTGTTCTTCTCCAGAGGATTCTACCTCTACAACACCGTCTTCAGAGGGATCCTCTTCAACATCATCAATTATCTCTACATCTATTTCTTTTCCGGAGTTTGGAATATCTACGGTTAAGTCTTCTTCGTTAGTTTCTGGCATGGTTAGTCTCCATGTTAATAATGCAGGATATCATCCGGATCCTGTATAACGGCTATGACCTCATCGTCATTTAAAACACGAACTTCGCCCCCGTCAATTTTAAAACGAGCACCGGCATATCGACCAAAAATGATCCAATCTCCCTGTTGGCACCACGCACCGCTAGGAAATTTTGTCTTGTCGTCATAAGCCAGCGGACCTGTTTTTAAAACGTAACCGCAGACAGTGGCTACAGATTCTCTATCAACAACAGAATCCGGCAAGATCACTCCCCCTTCTGTACGCCCTTTTCCGGCGTAGGGAAGTATTAAAAGACGCCAACCAGTTGGGTTTGGAAGACGGCCAAATGTTTCTTCGGGAATTTTAGTAGGGTCAAGTACCCTCTCTTCGGGTTTGACATATGCTTTCTCTATAGAAACTATATTATCAACTTCAGATTTTTCTGACATTAATCCGCCTTTTCTAAGATTTCTCTTAACTCCTGTCCTATATAATCTAAAGATTCGATATTGCCAACAAGTTGTTTGTATTCCTCAAAGTTTTTTGCAGTTCCGCCCGAAAGAGATTCTGCTATGCGAGAACGTCTCTCTTCAATAGACTTTAAAAGGTGTTCCGCTAAGTATATTCCGTCCATGAGTTGCCTTTACTCTAATAGTTTTAAAAAAGTAACCTTAATGCCAACTATGCTACCTTACACCTTGCTTTTTTAGAAGGACTCATGGCACCGCGTCCTCGAACAGCAAAGCCTCCTGTAGAAGCGCGGACAACCGCAGCTTTCGTGTTTTTTACAACGGTTTTTTTGCTTTGTTTTTTCTTTCGTGCAGTAGCTGCACGTTCTTTCTTAGATAAACTATTGGCCTTAGACCTTGGTAAACAACGGTCAGGGTTTTTTTTGTCTTTAGACGTGCCACACTTGCCCTTAATTGAACCGTCGGACCCAATTCTCACCCAATCTTGCTTTACCCAATCTTTTAAAGCACCCATTTAACGGCCTTTAGATTTCTTAGCATAGTTTGGATCTTTACAGTACTTTGAAGCCGCCATGTTGGCATACGCCGACGGATATGTATCAAAGGTTCTTTTTGCCCAAGCTTTTCCTTTAGGACAGATTTTACTGCCCTTACTTTTGGAACTGGCTTCTCCGCCTTTTCTATAATAAGAAAGCTTACCTATTTTAGGCATTTCTAGATGTTCCCTCTAACATTTCCAACGTTTACGAGCCTGACGAATACGGGAGTTCGGATCGTTTCTAGTTTTAGCAGAACTCTTCTTTAACTGCCCTAGCGACCTCGCGCAATAACTCTTACGACGTTTTGCCGCTGCGCTACCCTTCTTAACCTTTCCGGTCACCGCTGTCTTGAGTTTAGAACCAGGGTTAGCCTTGCGGTAAGCTTTGACACCTTTTTTCGTCATTCCAGCACCTTTGCTGGTCTTTCGATAATTAGCACCTTTACCGCTTGTGGTCCGGCTAATAGCTTTATCTTTTCTAGTAGCCACTGTTTGACAGCCTTTGTTGGGTTGTTCCACGAAAAAAATTATACCTTGTTTATGCTTTTCAATAAACCGTTTTATCGCTTCTATAAGATTTCTCTTGTGTTACCCCGCAAGTACCCATATAAAGATTCGTGAAGGTTGAAACCAGAGATTGGGAGATCTAAGATGCCACAGATAGAGTTTGAGCATGAAACAACAGACGGTCTTATCCTGCGGGTGACCGCTGACATTAGAATAGGTCGTAGAGGCTACTCCGCCGACAGGAACGGCCCAGGTGAACAAGACGAAGAATCTACAATTAATATTGTTAAGGTTGAAGTTAAAAAATTCGAAGAGGCACTTGAGGAACTTGAGGGTGCCGCTTGGTCAAGATACGAAGGAGAGATTTAGTTCATCCTGTATATTCTCTACTGGATTAGGCTGATACCCCAGCCTACCTCCGCACTGTCGCCCCTGTAGCCCAGAGGGTTCCGGTGCGGAGGATTGAATAAGGACAAACCACATGTTTTCTGCATTAGCCTGTATGGCAGTCGCTATTTACTTCGAGGCAAGAGCCGAGCCCTTAGCTGGTCAGCTTGCCGTTGCTAACGTGGTCATAAATAGAGTGATGGACGACAGGTATCCTGACAATGTGTGCGAGGTCGTAACACAAGGGAAACTCGGCAGTAAGACGAGCAGCATAGTTCGCAGGGACAAGTGCCAGTTTTCTTTCTATTGTGATGGAAAGTCCGACGTTCCCACTGACGAGTCTGCATTTAGACACTCAATTGATGTTGCAAGTAATATACTGGGAGGCGTCTGGATAGACCCAACGGAAGGAGCAACCCACTATCATTCAATTGATGTGCATCCAAGATGGGCTAAGTCAAAGACAAGAGTGGTAAGGATAGAGAACCACATATTTTACAGGTGGGATTAAATGCCAAGGGTAAGAAAAGAAAATTTACAGGGTTGGCCTACGTGGATAAAGAACAAGGACGAACGGGAGGCTTACATTAGTAAATCCATGAACGGCCTACGGTACGATGGTGCTAATGAAGTTCGTTTCAAACAGCCTCTAAACAAAGTTATCCAATGGAACCAAGTTCAGAAATTTAAAAGGGCAGCGTTATGATAAGAAATATACTTCTACAAATTAGCCACTACGCGGCTAAGTTTGACAGTTACATGTGGAGCAAGCTGCACGGTAAACGTCGTTAGTTTGCAGGATGTTTTCCATTGTGAAGAGATTCTAATTTTTTAATACGTTCTGAATTGACTTCACTTGTCAGTAGAATACGTTCCATTTCTCGGTGTTGTTTCTCTAATTTGACGGGACTTAAAATACCGGACAACACATCCGTCTTCTGGCTATTAAGATCAATCATATTTTCGTGTTTGTCGCTTCTCTGATCGAGAGACCTTAGTCTGTTCTCATAGTCTTTTTGTAAGCCATTAAGCTGCTCAATGACATTAGCTAACTTCTGTTTTACAATTACTGACGCAGAAACAATAGAAACTAAAACGGCCCCTAACGATAACAACAACTTAATATCAATTGATCCGTCCATAATTTATTCCGTTTTAATTGTTTTTATAAAATCAAGCACGTACCCTGCTCTAGATGGATAGTTTCGTTCTACTGCTTTTTCTACATCTAACAGAGAGCCAGCTTCCATTTCAAAATATTGAACTTCTTCAAATGCTAAATCTATAGGGCCAGTAAAATCTTCACCAGATCGAAGGGCATTTCTTACAAATTTATTATAGACGCCCACCGTAAAAAACATCTAACAAGCTCCGTCAACGCAACGGTTAATCCAAATTACGTACCCTGCTCCCCCTGATAAAGCGATAATGGCTAATAACTTTCCAAACTCTTTTAGCCAGTAAAAACATTTGTCATAGAACTCTTTGTCTGCCTGTTGTTTCTCTTTTAGAGCTTTAGCTGCTTTAACCTTGTTTTCCTCAGCAACTTTTAAACGCCGTGTGCGTTCTTCTTTAATCGCTGCCCATGTACCAAAGCCAAACTTATTATCAATATCTATTTCTAGATTACGCATTCTAGTTTTATTGTTACGATCTTCAATAACATCAGTAACAACTGACTTTATACTAGAGTCACCGTCTTTTAACTCTGAGGATTTTGCTGCCTTTGCAGCTCTTTCTGTGTGACTGAAGAGTTGCTCTATGGAACCAGCAATATCTTTTATATCAGTGGCAGTCTCCAGTAATTTCTTTGCGCCCGCAATGGCAAGGCCAATTGTGATTGGGTCCATACGTCCACCTACTTCTTGCTCTGCAAGCTACGGTCCCCAAACCACCATGTAACAGCAGAAGAAGTCATGAACAATATTGAGTCGATAACGCCAGCTTTCATGGCAAAATCGTTGGTGGTAAAGTAGATCCCTCCGACAAGGATGAGAAGAAACCCCGTGAGTACAGGGCGTACAAGACGAAGCACATCCACCACCCAACGATGAGGCTTACCCATACCTGCATCGTGCGCGTAGGACGCCGTTCGGAGTTCAGCGGATGTTTTGGCAGCGGTGATCGCAAGTTCGTTTTCAGTCTCAGCGGTCTTCAGAGCAGCCTGTCTGTCGAGCAGCTTCAACTCTTGCTCGTATTCCAAAGCTTTGTCTTTTCGCTTTTGACCCGC